GCAATCATGGTTTGCACGGTCCGGCAGCATCAGGATTTGACGGAAAGATTCTTAGACCGCAAACGGCATCCGGATTGGTACGGGCAAAGGTACAAGAGCGTACTCAAATTCCCCGAGAGGGCAGACTTGTGGGACTTGTACGCGGCGAAGCTGGGACAGGGCCAGACACCTGAGGAGGGCAAGCAGCAGGCACAGGAATTCTACAAGCAGAACAAAGCCGACATGGACGCTGGCGGACAGGTGGCGTGGGAACTGGACAAACTGCCGGATGAGTTGACCGCCCTGCAATCCATGATGACGGTGAGGGCACTCGATCCGGAATTCTTCCGCCGTGAGATTCAGCAAGAGGGCACGGCACCAGTAAACAGCAGCGGGATGCGACTGGACACAACGGCAATCCTCAGCAGGCTATCACAGAATGAGCGGGGCAGAGTTCCGGGTAACGCCAGCCATGTGACTGCATTCATCGACAGTTCGGACCAAGTGCTCTGGTGGATGGTCTGTGCGTGGGAACGCGACTTCTCCGGCGTGATTGTGGATTACGGAACGTGGCCAGATCAGGGCAGGCCGATCTTTTACAAGTCCGATCTGGTCCGCAGGATATCGCAAGAGAAGCCGGGGGCGTCTTGGGAAGAAGCATTTGCCCACGCGCACAACGAATTGGAGCGGGAGCTGGTCGAGCGATTCCCCGAGCTGGATCTGATCTTGAAAGACTGGTCAGACGGTGGCCAGAAACCCCGCATTGAATCACAGGTTTCAGCATCGGCAAACCGCAGCCGCATCAGGCCGTCTAAAGGCTTTGCACCACGACCGGGACGCAAGCCGGTGCATCTGTGGGGGGATCAGCACAGAGACCGCCAGACGGGGGCGTATTGGTTGGAGAAGCGAAGCGAAGGCATCCACCACGTGCAGTACGATACAAACATCTGGAAGAGCCATGCGGCACGAAGACTGATAACCACAATCGGGGCACCGTCTGCCGTCCTGTTGCCGGGCAATGACGAGCGGGCGAACCGATTGTTGGCAGAGCACTTCACGAGTGAATCGCCGAAGGCTGTCAGTTATGATGGTGCAACCGGAGTGGCGTGGGAACTGCTGGTCGGGCGGGATAACGACTGGTGGGACTGTTTTGTCGGGTGCAATGTGGCCGCGAGTATCTGCGGCGTGGGGGTGGCGAATGAGCGGACAGGGAGCAAGCAGCGGCGGACATTTGCACTACCCGGGGGCGTCCGTGGCTGATCGTGTTTTCCAACTGCCCGGAGGATTGCCGTGTCAGCATTGCGGAGAAGTGCTGACGCGAGTGCAGCACACACGGACAACGCCGGGTTTCATTCTGCGGGAGCGTCATTGTCCTGCCTGCGGTCGAATCAATACGACTTCGGAACGTATCGTTGCGGTCCGTGAACGTCACGGAAAATTCAATGAGCCGATGCAGTAGTTGGCACTAATGCCAGCATGTTGTTTCTGTACGTGGTGTGGTGTGCCATTATACGGGCATGACCACACCAGCCGAACAACTCGCATCCGACGTGAGCAAGCCTGCAGCCATCAGCAATGATGGCGTCAGCGTGAGCAATCGCAGCCTCACGGAGCTGATGGAATACGAAAAGCATCAGGCCGCTAAGTCTGCTGCCGCATCTCCGAAGGCGTGGTTGCGTGGTGCCATTCTGAAAATCGTCCCGCCCGGAGGTCATTGAGATGGCCCGACGTGGACGATACAAGCAGCCTGCAGCGGCACCACAGAAGATGGTGCGTGCGAAGTTTGATCTGGCACAAACGACGCCGGACAACCGCAGGCATTGGACGAATGCTGATGGATTGGCGGCACGAGCTGCAATCAGTCCGGCAGTCCGGCGAGTGGTTCGGATTCGCAGCCGATACGAGGCGGACAACAATTCATGGTATGCCGGTATCCTGCGAACAGCCTCCAACCATATCGTCGGCGCAGCAGGCCCGCGATTACAGGTGCTGACGGCAGACACCGATGCAAACCGCCGCTTAGAGTCCGCTTGGCGTCAGTGGTCACACCGAGTGAAGCTGGCCGACATTCTGCGCACGTGCGTTGAGGCGTACTGGCGTGATGGCGAAGTCTTCATTATGCGGAGCAGTTCTGTTCGGTTTCCGCTGGGGCTGGATCTGCTGGTTCTGGAGTCTGATCAGATTGCCACACCGTGGCAGCAGTCGCAACTGGTTGACCCGTTTGTGGACGACGGCATCAGGTTTGATCGTGCGACGAATGAGCTGGAGTTCTACGTCTACGACCATCACCCCGGATTGAACACGCCTGTGAGCACATTGCAGGGGCAATGGTACGCAGCGCGTGAAGTCTGCCACCTGTATCGGGCGGAGCGACCCGGGCAAACCAGAGGCATCCCGCGAGCCACACCGGCACTGCAGACGTTGCCAATCATGCGGCGGCAGGAACTGGCAACGCTGTACTCTGCAGAGACCGCGGCGAATTTTGCCATGTATCTGAAGAGCAACAGCCCGGCAATTGATCCTGCAGACAGCCCGAGCGACTTCGCAGAAATCGAGCTAACGCGGAACATGCTGACGACGCTGCCGGCAGGCTGGGAAATCGGACAGGTCGAGCCGAAGCAGCCCGGGCCGCTGTATGAAATGTTTCAGCGGCAGGCCCTGATGTCGTTCTGTCGTTGTACGAACATGCCCTACACGCTGGCAGCAGGCACCGGCAAAGACGCGAATTTTAGCTCCTTCAAAGGGGACATGAAAAACGTCTGGGAACCTGAAGTTCAGGTTGAGCAAAACCGGATCCAGATGGACATCGTAGAACGGTTGTGGCAGTGGTTTCTGGAGTCTGCCGTTTTCGTGCCGGGCCTGCTGAACGGGCTGCCTGCGATTGCAGACATCGAACACCGATGGCACTGGCCACCATTGCCGGAACTGGATCAGGTCGAGTCAGCACAGGCCGCTGAAATTCGATTGCGGACCGGTCTGGCAACGCCAACTGAGGAGCACGCACGCAGGGGCAAAGATTGGGATCTTGAGTCTGTGCGTGGGGCTGCTGACTTCGGAGTGAGCGTGGACCAATACAGGAAGGCCGTGTTTGCCCAAACATTCCCCGTAACTGGCACGCCGCAGGCACCTGGTATGCCGACCGATACGACTGTGACCACAGCGAGTACGGCAGTGGCTGACACCGCGATGAACGGGGCACAGGTCAGTAGTATCGTGGCAATCATTGGCCAGGTGGCAGCCGGAGTGATTCCAGCCGCATCGGCGAAGGCCCTGATTCGATCGGCCTTCCCGCTGGTTGCAGAGTCGAATGTGGATCAGATGCTGGCCCCGTTTGCGAACGTGGCGCAGCAGGCACCGGCAGCCACGCAGCAGGCCCCCGCTGCGGCTGCCGGTGAATACACGACGATCGGACAGCGAGCGTTCACCAACAACCAGAAACGCATCCGCAAGACTCTCGACAGCCTGACATCGGGCGAGATTTCCGAGGTGATGGCGGACCAGACTTTGCAGTCCATCGGCCTGAGTCCCGAGCGGTCTCGGGCGTTGATTGATGATGCACTGGCGAGCGGTGTGACGGATGACGAATTGCAGCAGGTTGACGCTGCAGACGGGGTGTCAGTGACAGCAAACTGCGGCACTGGTGCGGGAGGATTTGAGCCGGGCAATGAATGCAGCAAGGGTGGCGGAACGTCAGGCGGCGGCAATTCGAGTAGCAGTAAGAGTGGGGGCACAGCAACGGCACCGACGCACAATGTAGCTTTGCCGAAAAACAAGACGAAGGCGACAATACAACAGACGGGGCAGGCTCTTGATCAAATGGGCTACAAACTTGGGAAAGCCAAAACGACGCTGAAGCAGGGAAAGTTCGTCACGTCGTACACAGTGACGGGGCCGGATGGCGTTGAGTCTGATATGCCTGCAGAAGCCGTAAGAGATTTGGCGTATAGTGGGGCTGCAAAATGAAAAACATCAGCATCACGAATCGCCTTCAGCTGCAGGCGGCGGACGGCGCAAAACCGCGACGGTTCAAGATTGAGGCGTACAACGGCGGCCTGTTGCCGGTCGATGGGTTTGAGCATCCGGTTGTGGTGGATCTGCGGGGGCTGCAGACACCTAACCAGATACCGATTTTGATTGATCATCGCAAAGAGGTTGAGGCCACACTGGGCGTCACGGACGCAATCGAAAACACAGGAACCGCGCTAACGCTGGGCGGGTTGGTGACAGGCGTTTCCGGGCTGGTGCAGACCGTGCTGGCACAGGACGCAAACGGGCAAACATGGCAGGCGTCAATCGGGGCACGTGTGCTTGAAAGTGTGGACATCCCCGAGGGTCAGGTTGTCAACGTGAATGGTCAAGAGATTTCCGGACCGTTTGTGCTGGCAGTGAAAAGTGTGTTGAAGGAAACCTCGATACTGCCGCTCGGTGCGGATTCGAGTACGTCAGTCAATTTGGCTGCATCCGCAGCCGCAGCATCGAAAGGGCTGGTTATGTCGTTTGAAGATTGGGTGAAAAGTTTGGGGCTGGATTCCAGCACCATGAATCCGGAACAGCAGGCCGCGTTGCAGGACGCTTACGCCGCAAAGATGAAGGTGGCTGCTGCTGACAACATGCCGGAGAAAAAGCCGGAGCCGATGGCAGCCGTGGCACCGACCACTGCAGCCGCTGCAGCACAGGTGGATCTGATGGCCGGGTTCCGCCAGAATCTGGCTGCTGAACACCGCCGAGCGTCTGCAATCAACGCCGCTGCTGGTGGGTTTCACGACATCGCAGCCACTGCGATTGAGCAGGGCTGGAGTGTGGAGAAGACCGAACTGGAAGCCTTGAAACGGCAGACTTCGCAGAACCGCACGCGACCGACTTCATTCACAGCTGCACAGGGCAGCGGGGACCAGACCCGCATCCTGCAGGCCGCGTTGTCAGTCGCACGCGGGCACAAGGCTGACAAGCATTTCACGGACGCCGAACTGCAGGCCGCACACAGTCAGTACCGTGGGCGTGTTGGTCTTCAGCAGGTGATCATTCAGGCCGCTGCCGCAAACGGAATGCCGATTCATGTTGGCAGCCGATTGCATGACGGCAACCTGCGCGAGGCCCTGCAGTACGCGAGCGGTCAGAATCTGCAGGCCGCTTTCAGCACAGTCAGCCTTCCGGGGATCTTCAGCAATCTGGCGAACAAGGAATTGTTGGCCGGGTTCGAAGAAGAGGACAACAACTGGGAAGAAATCTCAGACGTGAAGAGCGTTTCGGACTTCAAGACTCACACGTCATATCGTCTCAACGACGAAATGGAGTATGAGGAACTGGGGCCGGGCGGCGTGATGAAGCACGGCAAGATCAGCGAAGAGAGTTACAATCGCTCTGCTGACACCTACGCGAAGATGTTTTCGCTGACACGTCGGGACATTATCAACGATGACCTCGGGGCGTTTGATGATCTGCGTGTGCGTCTCGGACGTGGCGCAGCCCGTCGCCTGAATCGTCTGGTGTGGACGACCTTTCTGGCGAATCACACGACGTTCTGGACGAGTGCCCGCACGAACTACATCGAAGGCGGCACGACCAATCTCGGAACCGATGGCGTTGGCCTGAGTCTTGGCGTGAAGGCTTTCCGTCAGCGGAAGTCCCCGCTGGTGACTGGTGCTGAGGAATCCAGCCGCATGACGCTGGGCGGACGTGCCACGAAGCTGCTGGTTCCGCCGGAGCTGGAAGCCGTTGCTGAGGCCCTGTATGTGGCCCGCAATCTGGCTGCCGTCAAGGCGGCGGACGCAAACATTCACGCGGGCAAGTACCGCGTGGTGGTTGCATCTGAACTGTCTGATTCGGTGTATGGTGGCGGTTATAGCTCCACGGCGTGGTACCTGTTCGGCGACACGCTGAAGCCGGTTGTAACATCGTTCCTGAATGGACAGCGAAGTCCGACTGTTGAATCTGCTGACGCCGATTTCAACACGCTGGGCATTCAGTTCCGCGGGTATCACGACTTCGGTTGTTCGCAGTCCGAATACCTGGCAGGCGTCAAGAGTAAGGGTGCTGCCTGATACAGGCGGCGAGTGAGTGAATCCCGGCAGCAGTGGCTGCCGGGTCTTTTCAAATTGAATCCATTCAGGAGCATATACAGATGGCACAGAGTCCCGCATTTCTCTACAGCGACGATGACGCTGTAGACTACACGCCAGCCGCTGCGGTGGTTGGCGGAGACGTCGTCGTGCAGGCCGGTATTGTTGGCATCACGCCGACCGATCTGGCCGCGAGCGAAAAAGGCAGTTTGGCAACCGAAGGCATTTACGACGTGCCGAAGACCACCGCTGCTTGGGTGATTGGCTTGCCTGTGTTCTGGGATTCTGCCGGAACACCAGACAGCGGCGACGCAAGCAGCGGGGCCGCTAACCAGATCGGCACTGGAATTTACATGGGTATCGCAACACAGGCTGCCGGATCTGGCGACAATACCGGGCGAGTGTTGCTGAATGCTCCGTATCCCCAGAGGCCGGTGGCTGTCACCGCGACAACTGGCGGAGCGACAACCGGACTGATTCCAGCCGGTGCGTCTTACGTCACGGTCACGAGCGACAACGCCGATAAGCAGATCAGTCTGCCTGCTGGTTTTGTCGGGCAGGTGCTGCGGATTCTGATCGGCACGACTGCCTGCGAATTGATTTCCGCAGTGGCTGTTGACAAGGTCAACGAGGTCACCGTTGGCGCGACGAACGAGCTGGCCCTGACAGCCGAAGCACTCTACACGTGCGTCTACACGAAGAGCGGGTTCTGGATTGTGACCGGCCTGACGAAGCTTGGTGCTGCACAGGCTGCACTTGTTCCTGACGCACGCTGAGGTCTGCAATGACGACGGGTTTCGAAGATGCTGCCACGAGTATGACAGAGACGCTGCTGGCGTTTGCCGGAGAGTCTTGCGTGTATATTCGTGGGGCATCTTCAGC